GCACAACGTCGATTTCTGGCTCCCGCACCTGATTACCCCAAATGCAGACAGACTCGTTTGCGCTCACCTCACGAGAATAGACGCCGTTTCGAGTAACACGATATCCCGTGGGATTATCCTGAATGTCTAGGGGACCTGAAATTGTTGCTGGCATTGCCATAAACAACTCGAAGAAACTATCGAAATAGAAAACCGAATACCCGTTATTGAAGATAGTTGCTTCAATAAACCGGGGATCAATTCCGTTAGGTAGCCCCTCCCAGGTAAACCGAGAAAGACACTTTCCCATTAACTGACGACGATACATATGTTCCAATTGCATCTGCCGTGCCTCCGACGAAGACGGGGGAGATGCCATAATTTTCTTGTAGATGCCGTTAAGCACATAATCCTTTTTACTCACTAAGGGTCACCCTAACCGTCTTATCAATCCGATTGTTGCGAACATTTGTGTTACCGATGCGCTGAGGAGAACGCCACACAGTCACACCCTTTTCAAAGATTCCCCGCACACTGGCCTTGAAACCTTCAGGAATAGTCGTGTCAACCAAGTAGCACTCAGCCATCTTCCAATATGTAAACTCCGTCATAAGGCTAAGTGTCTTCGGGAACTTAATCCAAGTATTCATCAAGTACCCATACCTAAGCCAGAAATCACCAATACTACGCATAGCCGCTGGCGAAACACTTCTAATTCTAGCATCAATCACAAGCCCGTTGGAGACCATCGCAGACACATAGCCCGACGTCTGACCAACCACGGACGGTGGAATAACCTGCATGTCCTGACGCTGACCATTAATCGAAGCAATAGCCGCCTCATAGTCCCCGTTAGCGGCAAACTGAGCAAGTTCATAATTAGTGTCCCGCACAGTTCTCTGCTGCTGCTGAGAAATCTGCGAAGCACCACTAGCCAACTGATTCTGAATATTCGCCGTCGACTGTGCCTGAGAATTATTAATCATCGCAGACACGCCAGCCGTAGCCGCCTGACCAATACCCGCACCGGCCGCCGAACCATTCAGCCCCATAACACCGCCAAGTGCCGTCATAGCACCCTGAGTTGCCTGAACAGTCGCCCTCATATTGTTATAGCGCGACTGGGAATCCGCCATAGCAGAATTACCCCACATAGAATTCTCAGCCCCAGCCTGAGTCGCAGCAATACCCGCATTAGCAACATCACGCGCCGCCGTCGCAGCACGCTGAGCACGCTGCTGCTGCCACTTCGCGTTATTCACCTGAGCCGCCGCAGTGTGCGCCGACGAAGCAAGTGCATTCAGCGAAGAATTGTTGACGGCCGAGAACGTGGGGAGAGACGTGTATCCGGTGCACATATCCCAGCCCTCGCCATACTCGTTAGTCACTTTGCCTGCACGGCGCTCAACAATCACAGATTCGGTGATTGTGTTGTAGTCCCGGATAGTGAAAAACAGAGACGGATTAGGCGGCACAACATGGGCATACTGATTAATGTTAATTCCCGCTGTGCGGATAGACTCAGGGCGAAATTCAACGGGATTCCCTGAATATGTTGTCAACTCGACAATACAGTATGGTGATGTCACGAATTTCTTAAGTTCCCGATACTCCTTAGGAAGTAACGAAAGAAATTCATTCCTAAAACTAGCGTCAGTCAACGAATAATTACGATTAATGTAAACACTGTTGTCGGATAACCATGTCCACGTTCCTTGTCCTGTTTTCTCACCAACCTTAACTTTGTCGCCGGCATTTAAGTCAACAACATCTTTAGGGACAATAGTGATTGACCCAATACCCTGCGCAACCCAGGGGTAATAACGAAGTCCCTCCATACCGGATTTAAAATTACTTGCGGTGCACGCATAAATTTCGGTACCATTAGGAATTCCTTCAGTTCGCGAGGAAGTCGCCATAGATACGCGGGGATTGTTTTCGTCACCATATCCATTATTGGCGTCAAGTTTTGTTGTAGAAGTAACAATCACAACATAATCATAATTATTAACATCCGCCAGCAATCGCCGGTAGGTTCGGATAATTTGGTGTTCGGAGCCCATGTCCAGGCCCTCAGGCTGGGTCAACCAGTCCTTTCCGTAATTGTCGAAAGAATCGGTTGCCGCAATCCCCATGTGCCCACGCTCAAGATAACTGCGACCAAAGTTAATGCGCTGGTAATAGGTTGTCCAAACATCAAGTTGCAGCGTCAACTGTGTAGTATTGGGGGCAATGTAGTCAATGCTGGTAATGAAGTAGAAAAACACGCTAGGCGTATACCCTTCAAAACCAATGTTGTTAACAGGACGCCCAGGGTTCTCAACCATGACATAATTGTACTGGTTAGCCTTAGTGAAAGGTGTAGGAATACGAATCGGCTTACCCTGCGCAAGATAAGTCATCTGATTAATCTCGACCTTATGCAGGTTGTTAAACGACTTGACATAGGCGTAAGGTGTGTGGCCATACGATTTCCAGTCAACAATGTCCCGATACGTATTGTCGAAAGGAACATTAACCATGGTGATAACACTGCCAGCAGACCACGCAGAATAATCAAACGACAAACCCGCGCGCGTCTCAGGGGGCATAGCATAAATCTCTGACATATCGTCCTCCTTCAAGTCCAAGCATAGCAGAACCGGGCGCCCAAGTGGACGCCCGGCTCTGTATTGATTCAGTTATTACTTCTTAACCTGAATGCTAATCTCCTTGTTGAGCGGCTTATTGCCATCCTCGCCCTTAGTGTCAACATTCACGCCGAGAGTAAGGAACGCCTCAGGCTCATCGGGCCCAATAGTAAGAACACCATCGTTGGAAATCTTGGTGCCCTTAGACTTAGCGTTCTTGAGATACCAGTCAGTGGCATAACCCTTATTCGCGGGCACCGTCTTCCACTGAATAGACGCCTGACGAACCGCCCCAGGAGGCATAATCGTCGACTGAACGCCATCCGGCTTAGTCACAAGCAGTGTGGTAATCGCAGCATTAGTCTCGGCCTTAGGCGTCACCACAACCGTGTTCGGCTTAGTACCGAACGCGATAGCCGGAGTGAACGGCGAAGCGCTCATAACTGACCAGTGATGCAGCCAGAAATTGTCATACAGACCCTCAGGGTTAGAAATGCTCCGATTCTCAAGGAGAATGTCCTTAATCACGAAGAACTGCTTGCTAGTCAGAATGGCCGACGTGTCAGCCATCCCCAGCGCCTCGCCCGGAACCGTGATGATGTGAGACGGCGCCTCAGCGTCATTCCGGTTAAACGCGGCGGACAGGGACGTCACGTCAACGTTCGCCTTGAACTCTGGCGTCGCAATAAGCACTAGGTCCTCAGAGCGTGCGAACGAGTGCACAGCGGCACTGTTAAATGCGGGGGTCGGGTACTGCATCTTATTCGCAGCAACCCTTAGGGCCTTAAGCGCAGCGTCGACCTTCGCCTTATCCGGCTCGAACGAATTCATATCAGAAATCTGCATCCGATAAAAGCCGAACTTGTCATCGAAAGTCTTAAACAACTTAGTCATGCTAAGGAACTCAGACCACTGGTCAGACGAAGCGGCCACGGCCATAATCTGAGAAATCATCTCAGAAAGACCGTTATCCGAAAGGAAAGCCCGACGAAGCACGTCGCGGTTAACCGTGATCTTGAACTTCTCCTTGCGGTTAATCGTGTGGAACGCGCTCTTGGACGGCGGTGGGGCCTGTCCAAACACATCACGCTCAAGGTAGTCGCGCTGCTCCTCATAAATGGTGGGCTTGATAAAGTCAAGGTGAACTTCCTCGATAGTGTCACCAAAGTTCATCATGCCCTGCTTGAAAACAGCGAGCGGGTTTTTCCACGAAATATCGCGAACAATCGTGGAGCCAATTCGGTTAACCAGCGATGACATGAATTCGTTGCGAGTAATGTTGTCAGACATGATTCCCGCAATGGTTTCCTGAATGTTCGCCTTAGTGGCCTCAGGGACCATTGTCTGATAATCCATTCGAGCATCGCTGCGAATAGCGTTAAGAATATCAATGTTTGAAGTGTCGTCACGCAGCTGTGGCATAATCAATTCCCCTTAAATAGTTCGCTAATCGACTTAGGTTTCCAATTGGAATCGGGAACCTTGTCATTCCCGGAATCGCTACTAGAAAACAATCCCGAAAGTCCTGCGAGAGTCTTTCCAGTACTCGCCGCGGCTTTCCTGTCAATCCCCATACCGTCAACTATAGCATTCCCAGCATCCTTAGCGGCAGTTCCGCCCAACTCAACGGCAGCACCCCCAACGTCACCAACACCCTTGAGCACCGCCTTGGCGTCATCCTTCGTGCTCTCGGCCGCCTGTTTCACGTCATCCAAGGTCATTTCCTTAGACGCAGGAACATCGTCCCCAGCGAACGGATTACCTGTCTCCCTGTCCGTGGGTGTTAATTGCTCACCAAGGCGGTTCTCAAGTTCCGCCTGCAATGCAGAAACCTTTTCCCCGAACACGTCCGTGAGATGCTTCCACGCCGCCTTAGTATCCTTGAAGTGGTCAACGTCTGCCGGGTCCTTCGGGGCTCCCTCGAACATGTTCCCATCGTCGGGGGAAACCGCTTTCTTGTCCCCATCGCTGTCGCCCGGGTCAAAGACATCATTACCGGTCATGCCGGATTCCTCGCGCTGCTGTGGCGTGAGGTCCTTAGCCGCCTTGTTCCGTGTCTGAGCATCATCCATAGATTGCTGCGGATCACCTTCAACGCGCCGTTCAGTAAGCGAACGTCCGCCGTGCTCAGCATTGTCCTGTTTGATCGACTCAGCGTTCTTGGCGTCAACCTTGGCCTTATTGGCCTTTCGCTGCTCCTCGTTCATGGGGGAGCCGTCGGGGTTCAGTCCCTTAAGCGCATTCTTATCAGCATCAGATAGTGCCATAATTCCTCCTAAAACGGTAGGGTAGGAACCTACGTTCCTAGCCTACCATAAATACCCAATCATCCGAAAGCAATCCCGAGGGCTGCTACCCAACTAAGCCGGGCCCAGTTCATTAGGTTGCTTCCCGGCAATTAGTCGGAAATTACTTGCCGGACTTGGGAGCATTCTTCGCCAGATACTCGATAACGGCCTCAGTGACAATATCCGACTCATCCTTGCGCAGAAGCCAGTGAGCCTCAGTCAGGTCCGCCTGAACAGACTTCGGGAGACGGAACTTAACGGTGCTGTGAGTAGAAACAGGGCGTGCCATGATTACCAACCTTAATCAATCTTCAATGTGAATGTTGTGTCTCGGAGAACTGTTCCCCCCGGGACCCTTACAGGAATCAGTTTACCATTCCAAGTGCCGCCACGCAACATGTCATCTAAAGTCAATGTGGCGGCTACGTTGCGGGGCATTCCCGCAATGTGTACATCTAGTTTACCATCAATTTCCTCTGCATACTGCTTTGCTCGGATATAAACAGATTTTGTGAAATTACTCTCATGCTTCCAGGCCCCCAGTTCTACAGGGTCAACCCATAGCGAATCTGGGGGAGTCGTGGGACCGATAAGGTGTAGAGAATCTGTATCGGCATATGCGAATGTTTCATAATTATCTTGCGCGGCACTAATCGTTTTCTTCCTTGCATATGCTGTAATGAATACGCCCATTGGCGTATAAACAGGGTCCCGCATTTCAAGCTCATTCATTACCAACGATACGCGATTATCTTTCAAGGTGGGATGTTTCCCAGTAATGTCAGGATTAGTTGCAAACTTTCCATACAAACTGTTCAGGTGTAGTTTAGCAATTTGCCTTAGCCCGCCAGTACTGTTCTTTTTAATTTCCATAAAATGGTCAACATATTTATCGAAAAATCCGTGTGATCCGCGAAATTCAAACGTTCCGTTCCATGAATAGATTTTAAAATCGTAATGCTTTTTCCACAACTCAATATCAATGTTTGTTGCCACCACTGTTGTGGGTTCTTTTACTTCTTCTAGGTATTGTGTTGGATTAAAAGAAAGATTCTTCTTAATCTGTATGCAAGGAATATGATTTGGTTTTAGTTTCGCTGTAAATGTGATTGAAGCAATGTAAAGCGGTCGATTTGTTCGCGGAGCACCATCTGAATAAATCGGGTCGCCGTAAGGAAGTAATGCTGTTCGCATTACTGAGGGATACAGCGAATTAACGTCATACACACTACCTTCGCCGTTCAGTTTCTTAGAGAATCTTGGGTCCGCGTAGGTGAATCCTCCGCGATATGCCTTGCGTATTTCAGTATCGATCTCGGGTGAAAGTATTGGGAATCTGCGAATAAACAGTTTTCCCGTCATTTTCTTGTATGTTGCAAGCGAATCGCTACCCGCCGTTAGTTTGGTCATCTTTTCTTCAAACTGAACTTCGAGCGCTTGCGCTACAATTGCTACATCGTTTCGCTGATATCGCTTTTCTTGCTCTGTTGGAATATAACCTATTGGCCTGTGCTTTTCATAATCAATCTCAAGTTTCTGGTCATGCAAATTAAATGCTTTAGCAATTGCTTCGACCGACATTGGCAGTTTCTTGAATGAATCTCTGAATTCAACCCTATATCCCGTTTCAAAAACAACCGTGATTGAATAATACTTGCCCATCCGAGAAATCAAGGAAGTAAATTCCTTAACGCCGGGATTTTCTTTCACCCATTTATATCCATGCTTCAACAACCAATCAAGAATGAATGTGCCATCAAAGGCAAGGTTGTGAAAATAAACATGTGCCGCGCGTTCGGCAATGTGAGACATGAAACCGTCAATAGTAGTCCCGTCAACATAATTCTGAAGTTTTCCAACCTGAATAATGCCCCAAGACCAAACACGGCAATCATCCTCAACCGTTGTTGTCTCAAAATCCGCACAGAACGATGGAACTTTCTTGTGGCTACGCCTAACGCCGACCCTTGCGGGTCTT